CTGATGGAGCTGATGGAAGTACACCAACTATTACATCTTTAAATGGCAGTAGCCTACCTACAGACACCAGGGGGTTATCTAGTGGTCAATTATGGAACGATAGAGGTACTGTAAAAATAGCCTAAAAAATAATGGCCTTAATATCTTTAAATAGAGACCCCAAATTAAACGATTTTAGTAAAGAAGATTTCGTACTTAATACTATCACAGGGGATTTATTTGTAAAAACAGACAACAAACTCTTTAAAATTGTAGGAAGAAATCAATTTGACGAAACCACAACAGATAATATTTTAAAACTCCTATCAGCGGCCCTCAATTTTGGTGATGGTTTCTCTGGATTTAACACTACTGATGGTTTTTATGGAATTATTTCCACTGATGGAGATAATGTATCAATACATGGTGGTAATTCATTTACATCCCCCTCTTATATTAAAACCCCCGGCAGTTTTGAAATATTATTAGATAGTGGTAATGGTTCTACTTCAGAAACATTTAAAATTTACACAAACTCAGGATTAGGGGGGGTTTATCCTAGTGTGGAATTACTTTCCTTGAATGAAAGTGGTTTACTTCAAATTTCAGGAGGATTAGGTACTATTGAAGGTAAAATGGATGGTGGGTCTTTCTAACCGTTATATATGTATATAAGAACATTTAGTAATTAATAAAAGTTATGGAAAAACAACTCACACCCGAAGAATTACAAGAAATTAAAAACCTCCAAGACCAAGTCCAGCAAGTTACAATGCAGTTAGGTACCCTAGAAGTTAAAAAGATCCAACTAAAAGAATCTATACTAGGACTCCAAAAATCCGAAGAACAACTTGCGAGAAAATTATCGGATAAATACGGGAATGGTACATTAGATATAGATACTGGTAAACTTACTATAGTAAAAGAATAAACATATTAGGTTTATAAACCTCTCTTATATTTATACCAGAATGATTCACGTAATTAAGCTTAACAACATATAAAAGATGGCAAACGAAACTATTGTATCCCCAGGTGTATTTACTAGAGAAAATGATCAATCATTTCTCCCACAAGGTATAGGACAAATAGGAGCAGCAATTGTAGGACCCACAGTACAAGGTCCCGCTTTTGTTCCTATAGTAATAAGAAACGGTTTTTCAGAATTCCAAAGAAGATTTGGAGATTTAAGTAAAGATACTTATGTCCCCCAAACTGTAAGAGAATATTTAAGATCCGCAGGATCTGTAACTGTATGTAGAGTACTCGCAGGTGGGGGTTATAACTTTGATGGTACTACTAAACAAATAGTTGCATTAGTAGCATCTTCAAGCGCAGGAAACACAGGACACGGTGAAATATTATCAGTATTTTTCCCCTCTAAAAATAAAGACAACGCGTCTTCATTAGAATTAGGTGATTCATCTATGTCTCCCTCAGCGATTTCCATATCAGGCTCATTTAGTTTAACTTTATCGGGGTCCGCGGGAGCGTCTACTGCTAAAACAGTTTCATCTTCATTAGTAACAACAGCTACTGATTATATAGAACAAGTATTAGGTGTAAGGGGTAATTCTAATAACAGCAAAACAGCCGCAAATGCATATGAATTTTCAGCATTTCCACGTTTAAACTTTAAACAAAGACAATTAGCCTTAGTTGATAGTGCAAGTTTAAAGATAGAATTAATCACCAACGCCGCAGCAAATGAGTTCACAAGTTCATTTAGTGAAGGGTATAGTCAAGCAACCACACCTTATATTACATCCCAGTTAGATGTTGCTAAAAACACAACAAACTTATTTAAATTCCATACATTAGCTGATGGGGATGATACAAACCAAAAGTTTAAAGTATCAATCTCAGGTTTAAAAGAACCAGCTAATATAAATGGTGAGGAACAATACTCTCAATTTAATGTAATTATTAGAAAATATGGTGATACGGATAAAAACCAATCCATATTAGAACAATATAACAACTGTACCTTAGATCCTAATGATGTAAACTTTATATCAAGAAAAATAGGTGACAGATACGCCCAATATAATGAAACTTTAGGTAAAGTAGAATTAAAAGGTAATTATCCCAACATTTCCCCTTATATTAGAGTAGAAGTCACTTCACAAGTTGAAGAAGGCGCCTTATCTCCTAAATTGTCACCATCAGGATTTAAAGCAATAAATGATACAATCCATGGATTCGTATTAGGGGATACAACAGCATCCCTACCTAGTGCTACAATGAAAACATCCCACATCGACAATAATAGTAATTTTAGTACTACTACATATTTAGGATGGGATTTTGCCAAAACAACAGATAATGTCAATTGGATTGGTCCTGTACCAAAAGACCCTACATCAAATTCATCAGGTGATTTTAATGTAGGTAATTATAATGTTCATCCAAGTTCAAGTATAGGATGGGCGGGTAAATCATTAAGTGCCTCATTAGACAGTAAAGGTACTACAGGTCCTACTAAAGCTTACTTAAAATTCTCAGTACCTTTCCAAGGAGGTTCAGATGGTATTAACCCAACAGTAGTACCACAAACAGGAGAACATATAACAGATAATAATTTATATGGTTTCGACTTAAGTGGAACAGGTAAAGCAGGATATAAAGGGTATAAAAAAGCCTTAGATATTCTCTCAAACCAAGATGAATACGACATTAATATGCTGGCATTACCAGGTGTAATTAAAACATTACACCCTTCAGTCACAAATGCAGCTATCGATATGGTAGAAGCCCGAAGTGATGCTTTCTATGTAATGGATTTAAATGAAGTTAATGATTCAATAAACACCGCTGTAAACGCGACAGATGGTTTAGATACCAATTATGCTGCTGCTTATTATCCATGGGTTAAAGTACTTGATACGTCAAGAAATAAGCCAATATTTGTCCCACCATCGGTAGTAGTACCAGGTGCTATTGCTGCAAGTGATGCTTTACAAGCTGAATGGTTTGCCCCAGCAGGTTTAAATAGAGGTGTATTAGGAAACGTATTAGAAGCACGAATTAGATTAAATCAAGCAGAAAGAGATGATCTATATGAAGCAAGTATCAACCCAATAGCTACATTCCCACAAACAGGAGTTTGTATTTGGGGTCAGAAAACACTACAATTAAAATCATCAGCATTAGATAGAATTAATGTTCGTAGACTATTAATTGCTGTTAAGAAATTTATTGGTAGTTCTTCAAGATATTTATTATTTGAACAAAACACCGCAGCTACTCGTAATAGATTCTTAAACATTGTAAACCCATATCTAGAATCAATTCAATCAAGACAAGGTTTATACGCTTTTAGAGTCCAAATGGATGAAGCTAACAACACAGCAGATGTAATAGATAGAAATCAATTAGTAGGTGCTATTTATTTACAACCAACTAAAACAGCTGAATTTATTATCCTAGACTTTAATGTTCTCCCAACAGGAGCAACATTTGGTGAATAAAAATTAAATAATTATATATTTATAATAAAATAAATAACAATGGCAATATTAGACACAAACGAAATGATGTATACGGCTTTTGAGCCGAAACTGAAAAATAGGTTTGTAATGTTTATAGACGGTATTCCTGCCTTTTTAATAAGACAAACCAATAAACCCAATATAACATTTTCAGACGTAATTCTTGATCACATTAATGTGAAAAGAAAAATCAAAGGTAAAGCTAATTGGGAAGATGTACAATGTACATTATATGACCCAGTAACACCATCAGGTGCACAAGCAGTAATGGAATGGGTTCGTTTGTCACATGAGTCAGTTACAGGTAGAGATGGTTATTCTGATTTTTATAAAAAAGATATTAGATTTAATGCCTTAGGCCCCGTAGGTGATGTAGTTGAAGAATGGATTTTAAAAGGAGCATATGTACACGCAGCTAATTTTGGAGAAGCAGATTGGACATCTTCAGACCCTGCTGATATTACACTTACCATTAGAATGGATTATGCCATCTTAAATTACTAAAATATACTTCTCTCCCGAAGTTGCGAGGCTGGACGTCATTTTATGACGTCCTTTCTTTTTTTTATATATGTATATCTGAATAAAATTAAAATAAGTTATGGAACAAACAAGTTACAAATTCCCTTCAGAAGTAGTTACATTGCCCTCAAAAGGTTTACTTTATCCAGAAGATAGTCCTTTAAGAAAAGGAGAAGTTGAAATGAAATATATGACCGCCCGTGAAGAGGATATATTAACAAACCAAAACCTAATCCAAAATGGTACAGTGATAGATGCTTTACTTAAAGCACTAATTTTATCTCCTATAAATTATGATGATTTATTAGTAGGAGATAAAAATGCTATATTAGTTGCTTCACGTATTTTAGGATATGGTAAAGATTATAAGTTTAAATTTATCCATCCGAATACTGGTAAAGAAGAAACAGCAGAAGTAGATTTAACTCAAATAGATGACAAAGAATTAGATGAATCTAAAGTTACAAATAGTAAAAATGAATTTAGTTTTACTCTTCCTATTTCTAAAGTTAATATTACTTTTAAACTTTTAACACATGGTGATGAACAAAAAATTGCTAAAGAATTAAAAGGTTTAGAAAAACTAGGCCAAGGAAATAAACTTTTAACTACGAAATTAAAACATACTATTCTTTCTATTAATGGTGATTATGAACAAAAAACTATTAGAGAATTTGTAGATAATCAGTTATTAGCAAGAGATTCAAAATC